CACTTTTGAATACCCAGCAGGTCACCAATGTCGCGTCCTTCTTGGATGTCAATCGGTTCAATTTTTCCATATACAGCACTAATTGGAATTAGCAAACCCTGCGACAGTTGACCACGCAACTTTACTGTACGCAGGCGTTCACCCTTGATGCCATTGTACTCACGGGGATCGCTACCCTTGCTCAGGAACGGTGCCAGTTCGTGTGGAACCCAACTGTCAATTTCTAGGTAAACAGCAAGATCACCTGCTGCGAATTCACCGCGTTTTACTACGACCTTCCAGCCGCCAACAGTGGCAACTTCAATTGCATCAGCACCGTCAATAGGGTCGATGGCATCAATTCGCCGTATACTTGCAAGTTTTCTTTCCATATGCATCCTTTTATCCAATAAGGATATTATAACATGGTTATGCTAAAATGTTAATTGAAAAATTGTAACTAGAAATATTAATTGTAACTAGAGTTGGTCAGACATTCCTTGTGAATGTAATTCTCTTTTCATCTTAAGAAATAGAAGAATATTGAAGCAACGACAGTGAGTTTCAAGTGGCATATCAGGAGAAATCATTGTCACGCTTCTTAAGAAGAAACCCGCTCTCCACGCTGGGCCCCATACAAAAGGTGCATTTATAGAAACAGTCATTCCTAGGCGGCTCTCAAGGGAAGAGATAGCATTTAGGTCAGTTAGATAGTTCTTGTTTTCAACGGCATGACTTCCTAAAGCGTCAGCAATAAATTCAACCAAATGATTTGACTTTGCTGCTTTTTCCCAGTTATCAATTAATGTTTCGGTTACCGCATTTGCGATTTCATGCATAGAAACTTTTGGATGGCGTGCTCGTTGACCACGAGGAGCAAATTCTATAATTTCAGCCATAATTGTATATGCGCTGGTTATGCTATTCGCTTAGCCACTTCTTTGTGTAACTCGAACCAGACGCTTATTTTTCTCTTCAGTTCTATCACTGAGCCTGGACGATTTATATCAGACGCAACCTCAACTACCGCTTGAGCAGCATTTCTTTCTTTTCGCTTTTGGACGTAGAAGTGGAAGTCGTATAGTTGCATTGTCGATTTTAGTTATAACCTTTTATTTATCATCTCTGACATGCATGAAGACGGGAAATCGGAGGCTCATTTCCTTAGCATTTTTAGCCATGGACTTCTCTTGATACTTGATGGTCACGGTTTTACCGATGAAATTCTTTTGATTTTCCCAGATTTCAGCCCTCATCTCATCGCTGAAGCCGCTACCAACATTTACGTCAAATGAGATACCCTTCTCATCCACGCCGCGAACGCAGATACCGCCAAGGGTGCCTTCAAGACGGGACTTGGCCCTACCAGGATAGACAGCATAAACCTGCCCATCGACGTCGTGCATTCGCTTCACCTTACACCAATCAATGGTCCTGGCCCATTGATAGGGCGCATTCCAGTTCTTGAGGATAAGCCCTTCCTGTTTGTGCACGTCGATTACCTCATTGCAGTAGGCAATCATGTCCTGATAGTCCCTGACCTCTCGCCCTTCGGACAGAATGACCTTTGTGCACTTGGCTTCCTTGATGAGAAAGTCAAGGCGCTGTCTGGTATCGCGCATCGTGATGCTTGTCTTCTGCACCATCCAGTCTTCAAGTGGCATCATGAAGAAGGCACGCAAACGAAGGTTTGCCTTGGCAGTATCATTGCCTTCCTTTTTTGCATTCATTGTTTCAGTGAAGTCGGACGCGAATGCCTCACCATCCAGCACAAAGTCAGTTGCAATGCGAGCGCGGATAGCCGTCAAGTCTTCATCAAACAGACCGTTGAGGTGCTCAGACGGCTTTCCACTCCGCGCTCGGTACTCAACTGGCTGCCCAGCACGCACGATTGCAATGGTGCGATTTCCATCATACTTTACATCGGCTTGGCAGGGGAAAGACACCTGCTCCTCAAACTCTTCTGCAGTCTCGCACTTATCAGCAAGCATCACCTCAAAGGTAGGAATGACCTTTTCCTTCCAGACCTTGTTTGCAGTCTCGGCACTGAAGCCGCACCGCAGGTCCTTGTCAAGAACACGTGTAAGATACGCCGCATCTTCTGCGCTGTAAAGAGACAGCGTTTGAGTGACGGCTGCGCGGGCGGCATCTCCAGTGAGGAAGCGATTGGAGAGCCTATGGAGCAGAGACATGAACGGCTGTGGTGAAGATTCGCCCTTAGTTGGATGAGTAGGCGGATCAAAAAGCCGAACACCAAAAGTCATGTACGGGTTGAGAGCGGCGGTGATGAGGGCCTTGGCCTCACCATCAGCGGTGGCAAGAGCGGCCTGAATGGCCTTTTTGGTGCCTGCGCCTTCGGCCTTCTCACACTCCTTGATTACCTGAACAAAGTTGGTCATAGTGGTTACTCCATGTCTCCAATAACTTCAGCAATATACTCTCGATCGTTCTGCTCCAATTTTGAAATTGCCTTCAACAGCCGAGCAACCTTTTCCTTGGTGCTGACAATGTTGTTCTTGCGCTTCTTCTTGTGGAGGTCAAGTGAAGTCAAATCGTATGTGTGCTTGGTCTTTGGCTGAAGATCAAGTACGCCCATAACCTCAGCCCATTCCTTACCGTGTGGCTTCACCTTCTTGCCGTTCATCGGCTTACTGTCATAGACGTGATGGGCTACCAGGTGGGCTACCTCGTGCGGAACCGTACTAGCAAGAAAGTCCTTTTCATTTTCTACGAGGAAGGTCAAGTTCAAGCGAATGAGGTTGCGGTGCAACCACGCTTCCCCGCCATTTGTGTTGCGGATGTCGAAACGAACTTCTGGCCGCGGGAACTTTTTCTTGTAGTGCTTCTCGGCTTTAACAAAGGATTCCTCCACTGCCATACCTACTTTTTGACGCAGAGAGGGGGTGAGGAGAAGTTCTTTAGAAGACATTTTGAGGTGTTCCGTATTCAACTGATAGATCAATTATACACATTCTAGGGTAAAAGTAAACATAAAAAGTGTAATATTTGTTACAGAATTTGTAAAAATGCCTCTTTTTATGATGTAAATAATCTAACAAAAATCAAGGTACTGATTAACAGATACCTGAACCGTGCAAATTATAACAATAAAAATAAGAATCTAAGGAGATTATACCTTGTCCAAGAAGAAAATTCCTGACCTCTTCATTGAGCGGGCTGAAGACCGTGGCAATTTTTTCTATGTTAGCGTACTAGAATATAAGAGAGAAAACTATCTTGTCGTTGTTGACAACATTGGAACTGATGAGTTAGGTGCATACGTTCTAGACTATGCTCAACAAGAGGGAATTAGACTAAAGGACCTCCTCACGGCTGTTACGTTTTGGTTTTACCGCGGGTCATACAACTACCCAGTATCATTTGAATTCTCTAGACTTGGAATTTCAAAGTATACTAACAGAATCTATAAGACCTTTGAACTTGCACACGTCACGCGCCTTATTGGCAAGGACTTTAAATACGACCTTCTTTCACCACCAAAGGTAAGAAGAAGGCGCGTATCTAAGATACCTGCTGGCTTTGAAATCAAGTTGAAGAAAACTTCAATTTCACAATCTACAGTTTAACTACTGCAGCGTTGTTGATTCAATTGTGGTTTGATACTTTCGTTGCAGGGCGGTAAATACCGCTTCTTCTAGCCAGCGTGCCTCCGCGTCTGACAGTTCTTCATCTTCAATCTTTCCAGCCCACCACAATGCAAAGCGCTCTTCAGTCATTGGTGTTTTCCTTTAAAGATATTGTACTACATCTACCCAGGTTGTACACAGGAAAAGTGTAACCATTACCTTTCCATCGAGCGTTCCCACTCGATGGTATCCTCTTCAGAGTACGCATCAGAGCCGTATGCGGGGAAGGTTTCCTCCCATCGGTCGAATGCGACAGGGTTCTTGCCTTGTGATAGGCGGGTGGTTAGAGCATTCACCTGCTTCTCGACACGAGCGAACACCTCGGCTTCCTGCGAGTGGTGGAGCGTAACGACATGCCAGCGCTTACGGTTGCCCTCGGTGTCCTCAGCGACTACGTAACCGGCAATACCGAAGATGTGACCTTGCTGGTTGACGTAGTCAGCCATCTCGGGGTTCGACCCGATAACCACCACATCGGTCGATGCAGAGAAGTGGGAGATGTTCATGGATGTATAGTAACACACCTACCCAGGTTGTACATAGCCAGGGGCTAAATGGAGCACAAAAGTGTTACTTTTTAACACTTTTTTCACTCCTGTAACTAGTTACAGTCTTCCCTGCTCAATTAGATGTAACTGAAGTACCACAACCAGACTGTAGGCTAAACTGTGACTTTTCTTGAATTGATAGCCTTCATCATCCTTTGCATAGAGTACTCGCCGGCAAGCTTCTTTTTCCTTTAGATAAAGCCCGACCAGTGCTTTTTTCGCAGGCCTGATTAGCGCCATGCAATCAGCTAATTCCTCGATGCTCTTTGGCTTGACCTTCTGTAAAAGGTCGCCGTGTTTTGCAAGTTGGAACAACTTTGGGTGAGTTGATGGAAGTTGTAAAAGTGTCCAGTCGGGTTCTTTCTTCAGCAGTTCTTCTATCTCGCTTCGCGAAGAGAAAAGAGAATAGAAATTTAAATGAAGAAAATCTACCTTAAGGTACCCTAGCTCTTCAGCTGCTTCATATGGAACTGCTGCTAACTTCGTGAATGGGTCAACTGCAATCGCCTGCGGATAAACACCGACAGGGTGTGGCTGTACCTTACCATCCTTCATCACTGATGCACGCACCCACGGGAAGTAATTCTCAGGGTTGAAGCTTGGTGCAGTGTCAATATCAACGTCGCCTCTACTTATTGACATACATACTCCATAAATCAGACTTTACCATGTATCGTCTACCTCCACATCTCCCAACCAATCCTGCCGTTCATCGAAATCACGTTCTCCAGTAGGAGAAATGAACTGCTCGTTGAGACCTGAGGGCAACATGTTTTCTATAACAACTGTTTTATTCTTGTCCGTCTTTAACTGTGCTGGCAAAGAGGAACGCTCTCCTGTTGTGAGATCAAGCAGCTGCAAATTAAACAGCTTTGGTCTCTTCTGAAGTGAGATGAGTAAATCCTCCCCATCCTTGAATAAAGTACCACCTAACTGATATGCATCGCCAAGAACTATTGGTAGCTGAGATAAATCCTTCATATGGAGAATAAGATGGGCTGAGGCGGATGTCTTCCTAAACTTGGGCTGAGTATAGATTACCTCTAGCATATTATACTGTTTTCCGCTGATATTTGTTTCCTTAAACTTGATCCATCCTACAAGTTGCCCCTTTTTCATAAGAGCAAAGAATGAGTTCTTGTCACCGTCCTTCTTTATCACCATGCCATGCGGAAGCTTTTTGAAGGTAGGCAGCCTAGAGAAATGCTCAGCAAAGGAATCTAGTTCCTTCTCCGTATATTCAGTGTATTGAACACCAGTAAAAGTAATCTCAGTTAACTTCATGCTATTCTCTTTTAAAGATGATAACCTCAATGCGAACCACTACGCAACCTAGCTACTACTTGTGGCAAAGCTTCTTTCCATTTTAGCCCAGCCTGTGGGTCATCGGTGTCACAAATGAGGGTGTCAAACCAACCTTTTTGTACCGCGTACAAGTTCAGCATTACATTTGAGAATACTGCTGAATAGAAGCGGCCGCTGTTTTCATCCATTCCTGTGCACGTGTTCATAGCCCTACGAGTTTAGCGCCTTCTGAAAATTCCTTGAAGAGGCCGGGCTCTTGTGAAATTCTGGTATATGCAGCACCTGCATTGAGCGCATCAGTAAGCGCATCTCGCTCATCACCACTGATGCTCAAGATATATTCCCTGAATTTTGCAGATGCAAGCAGGAACCAATATGTCAATTTTCGCCTCTTAATTAGTTCCACCAAGGTTTCAACACCTACTTTTGGATAGATATTAGGGAGTGGTACCTTCAGTTCTCTAGACAGTTCTTCAAGAAGTTCTAGACTTTGGAAGAACTGCTCTTGTGGAGTAACCGCTGCATCATAACTCTTTAGATAAAGAGAATACACATTATCACGACACCACAAAACGGGAGGAACATTCCCATTTTCAACCATCAGCCTTATGAATTGCTTGACGTTGGGGATGTGTGTTTTTGTTGCGTGTTTGGCAAATTTGATGAATTGTCCGTAGAACTTACTTTGGGAAAAGGTGTCAATAGCCGGCACGGTGTGCTTTTGCGCTCGCATCCATTCTGAATAGTACGAGTACGCGGCTTGCCCAACAGGACTCCTAATTTCTTCATGGCGCAGTTTCTCCTTACAGTTATGAGACATAAAAACTTTTTCGGACATAAATGCCCGCTCGCAATAACTACAGAACCATTTTGGCTTTTTGCCCTCTCCATCTTGGTTGTAATTTCTGCGGGCCGTTGCCTTATTTCTTAGTTCTTCGCGTGTCATCAGATGCTCTTTATGACGTAGCCAACAGGTAGTGTGTCAAGCCCCTCTTGCAGGGTGTTGGTCCAGTAGCTATTTTGCGGTAGCTCTTCCCTCGTGAGGAGCCATTCGGTGGCGAAGTCAGTCTTGTCACCGCGGTGAACGTGCAAGAACCCACCCTCTGCTCTGAATACACGCTGCGTGATGAAGGAGTAAATGCGCTCCTTGCGCTCGTGCTGATCTTGGTCCTTGGAATGTCGTGGTTCAGCCGTGAAGAATAGAGCGTCCATGTCGTGCTCACGCCACACCTTGCGAACTGCGTTTAGCACCACGCCGTAGACCTTTACTGGAACTTCCTCTTGGCCTTCATGTGTTGAGTAGGCATCATCACCCTTCCTGTCCGTCCTGAAGAACGAGACCTCGTAAGTCCTCAAACGTGGAACGGCTGGTGCAGCGATCTTACTTAGCTGCACAGTAAAGAGTTGGTCACCCCATTTGAAATTTCCTTGCCGGCCCCAGTCTGTCTTATAGAGAATATCCGGGATCTCACTGTCAAGGATTTCTTGCATCTTCATTCCAACTCCTTCTTCAACTTCTTAACCTGTTCAGCATCCCATCCAAGTTCTTCAGCCATATCAACTAAATCTGTCGGTTTTACTAAAGTGTAGTGCTGTGCTTCACGGGTAGAACAATCAAAGTACTGCTTGATGACCTCGATAGAGAGACGATTATTTTTACTTCCTGGTGACTTTAGCCAAGAATACCTCTTTTTACTTCTTGTTGTTGATGCAGCAAGAAGTTTGAAAAGAAGTGATTTTTCGGCACCTAGTTGGAAAATATAACGGTTGGCAAAGGTATTTATCCTCACAATTTGGGCAGGGTCATTTGTTCCACACAGCCATCGCATGATGACGAGTGGTGATGCTGCCTTTTTACCTTCTTCAGAGAGACTATCATACCACCTTAGGTCTCCTTCTGTAAGAGAATCTAGGGCTTTGAAGAGGTCAAATGCTTCGCGGTTTGCCATTACTCAACCAGAAGGCTAAGTTCAATCATAAGCGCCGCCACGTTGATCTCGGGATCTGCTACGAAACCGTGCCGATAGGCGTACTCGGCAATCTTCACGATAGCCTCGTCCTGTGCTTTAATTTTCTTGCTCTTTGAGATATTCTCATAGAGGAACTTATAAATGTCCTGCAGTTCTTCCTTACTTGATTTTTCACATACCAACTTGCGAATTGACTTAAAGTCAGATTTGTCTAGCAAAGGGAATATTTCAAACTTCCAATCTGCGGCACCTTCGCTACTTGCAATAACGAGTGAGCCGTGCTGTGAGTTTTGTTCTAGAAGGTGAATGATTTTTCTGAAGTCGGGGTATGCTACATTGATAACCTTTTCGAGGTCTTCAACTTGGAATTGTACATTCTGCTTTTCCAGAATTTCTGCGCACCGAATGGCTACTTGATTTATGTCTGGAGCATTGAATTGAAATTCCTGAAAGCGAGAACGCAGCGGTGGAATTACCTTGTTGATGTAGTTGCAGGTAGCAATAAACCGGCACGATGATGGGGCTTCATCAATAAGGGCACGCAGGAGGGCTTGGGCATCAATTGACAGATGGTCAAACTCTTCAAGTTGAATTACCTTGTACTTACTAACAGGGTAGGTATGAGCAAAGCCCTTTACCTTATCGCGCATTGCATCAATTTTCTCATCAGAACAGTTGATGCGCAGAATGTCAATTGCATCTACATCTAGGTCTCGGCACAGGGCTTTAGACACAGACGTCTTACCAGTGCCTGGCCGACCGCATAGCAGCAGATTTGGAAAATTTCCTTCTGCTACATACCCCTTGAAAGTTGCAGCAATCCGCCCATCTGAGAAGATGACGTCTTCGACAGAATATGGAGAATGAACAATAATCCAAGGCTTCTTGACCATTTTGCAATCCTTTGTGTTTAGATAAAAAGGATTATACCTTTTTTCAGGACCTGTGTGTCTGCTCTATAAAGGATGATTATCTACCAGAGCGGTAAATTCCCGGCTTGAAGACTCCAGACTTAAAGACGCCTGTCTTTAAGCCTACTTCTTTTGTATCTTCTTTTGGTTCTACAATTTCTTGTTCGGGAATTCCAAGCGTTGACTTTGTAATCTGCTCACGTGCGGGTGCTTCTACAATTGTTTCAGGAATTGTTTCAGGAATTGTTTCAGGAATTGTTTCAGGCGGATTTTGATTATCAGTCACTGTTACTGCTAAAAGTTCCTCTATTTCAACTTTTGCTGCAACTTCTTCTTGAATTGTTTGAGATATCTCTTTTTGAATTGTTTCAGGAATTGTTTCAGGAATTGTTTCAGGAATTGTTTCAGGAATTGTTTCAGTTATAACTTCCTCAATTTCAACTTTTGCTGCAACTTCTTCTTGGATTGTTTTAGTTTGCTTTGCTAGAGTTATAACTTCCTCAGCAATTTGTGGTGCTGTATCTACATCTACCGGGGCAACTACAGTTTCTGTTAATATCGCAGGCACAACTGCTGGAACAATTTCGCCTTCAATCTTTGCCTCTTCAACTGCTACTGTGTTTGGAGCAATTACTGCTGATACAGTAGGTGCTACCATTTCGCGGCTCATAGTAGGAGCAGCAACTATTTTTTCTATCTCAGGCTCAGAAATTAGTGGAGATGGAGGACTTGGAGGAGGAGTCTCCAACATCTCCTTGCGTCTTTGGAAAAGCAGGAAGTTTCCAGCAATTATGAGAAAAACTGCAAGCGGGTCGAACACGAAGATAATCATCAAGATTACCCACTTCACGGCTTCTTCTATGCTAACATCAAATGCCTTTGAGATGTAGAGAATTGGACCGGCTTTTGCTTCAACAGAAATCTGAGAAATTTGAAGAGTAGGTAGTTGCTGTGAAATTTCATTCAGTCTTGCAGTGACCAGCCGCTGCTCTTCCTTGAACTGATTCATTAAACGAATCTTTTGGTTTGCGCTGTACCTATCGGGTATGGCGGCAATACCATCATCAATCTGTTTCTTACGCGCTTCTAATTTACCTTGCTCATCTTTGATTACCTGTATCTTCAACTGGCCTTCTTGAGTTCCAACTACTGCTTTTTGAAATTCGGCTGACAAATATCCCGCTGCGCCGGCAGAAGTAATTACCATCGTAATGACAGCAGCAATCAATCCATATGTTCGCATTAACCTGTTGAGTTTCTGCCAATATCCATACAACAGCGTTATTACAACCAATTTACCAATGTCAAGTACAACGGCAAGTGCAATGATAATTGGGTTGGCACCAAAAAGAGTGCTCAGTCCAATTACTGAAACAACTGTCCCAATTGCCTCAATAGAAAAAGCAGCGAAGAAGGTCAGCAGAATAAACGGCATTTAATTACAGCGCCTGTGGTTGACAAGCGTCGATATCATTGGTAGCACAGATTATTTTACTGTCGTCTGTCTTCCAAACTTTTTCTGACTCATTAAGTTTAACACCTTCCATCCACATTAAGGCTTCAATAAGAATAAAATCACCAGGAACTACGCCATCCACTGTAGGGCCTACGGCCAGCACCTTACCCCACCGTGCAATCTTTTGGCGATTTACAGACTGAGGGATGAAGATGCCGCTTGGCAATTTCCTATCGGTGAAAGAACCTTTCTCACCGCTAGTTTCATCAAGGAATTGGAAAATGATATTATTTCTGAGTGGTTTAATAGACATATGTTTATTTCTTCTTTAGTTGACGGGCTTGACCCGCGGATGCTGCTGCCGCCGCTTGTGCCACAGCAAGAATATCTACGTCTGGCTGAACATTAGTTTTTACTCCATCGCGCTCATCAATTGCTTGCTTTCGCTGTTCTACGGGCTTTGGAACTGGTTTTGCAGATAATTGTGCCTTGATAGCGAGTAGTTCAAAGTCGACCATCTCACCTCTGGCGCTGCGAACAAGTTTTGACATCGTATATTTCTCCAGTTATATGAAAGTGCACTTGTCTAGTGCACTTTTTATTTATATTTCCCCGCACCAGTTTAATCGTGGAAAAACTCATCTAAAGGTATATCATAAATGATGGGGTCAACAGAATGCAGGTTGAGTAGAAAAAGAACATAGGAAGCACAGGAAGAACCTCTTCCAACACCCCAAACTACTCCGCGCTCCTTGAAAACATCTAGAATGTAGATAACTGTCCTAAAGAAATCAGTCATTCCGCGAGTTTCAATCTCGTGCAGTTCATCTATAACCCGGGTAAATGCTGAGTCCCACTGCTGTTGGGTGTACCGTTGATATAGTTCTTCTGAGCGTTCATCAAGAACTTTTCCAACAACTTCTGACAGATTGAGGGTCTTATACTTCTCTGGTAAGTTCCAAGAAAAGTTTAGTTTGACAGGCTCTTCTTCAAAAATACGAATAGTATCTTCTTCTACAACGTTTGAATTAAAAGCCTGGATATCCTCATTGAGGTGGGTGACCCGCATCTGCGTAGGAGAAACTCCATGAAGCAACGCATCTGCTACATCCTCAGGACAGATGATGCTTGTGCCGTCATATCTCAGCACCCGACCTTCTAGTTCTACAGAAAGTTGCATTTATGCTGCGGCTTTTTCATTCATCCGTACAAGCCGTTGCGCATGAGTTTCCCTCGAAGCCTTTAGGTGGTGACCCGCAAACTTTATAAGAACAGTCATAGGCACATCAGTAAATGGAAACTCACACAGGAACTGAGCCTTTCCCCAGTTTCCAGTTTGAATGAAGGAACGCAGCGATTCAAGATGTTCTTTGTTGGTTGGGTCAAACAGGGAGCGGGCCGTAGTGCACACCCGCAGCGAGTTAGAACGACTAAGGTAATCAGGGCTATCTGCAAAATCAGGCATTATGCGCTCCTTTGTTGACTTGAACTACATCTACACCACGCTCTTTCAGAAAATTTATTCCTGTATCATCACGATACTTTTCCCGAAAGAATACGTTCTTTATCTTTGCCTGCTTGATAAGTTTAGCACATTCACCGCAGGGAGAAAGAGTAACATAGAGAGATGAGCCGGCACAGCCGACACCACCATTCGCTGACAACTTCATCAGCGCGTTCAATTCTGCGTGTAGCACCGTGCTTTTGGTAACGAGCGTACCATCTGGCATAACATCTTCACATTCGTTGCTGTCGCCGGCGGCAGTACCATTCCACCCAAATGAAATGATGTTGTCGTCCTTGACAACTACTGCACCCACCTTTTTTCGGACGGCATGAGACATCTCGCTGATGCGGTCAGCAACATCCATGTAGAGTAAATTCAATGCTTCTTGTTTCGGCATTTGCCTATTTTACCAAACGGCCGAACTTCATTCCACGAGATGTGAGGACGACGACACCACCTGCGTGAGGTGCTATCCACTTTACTTTGCCAACAACAGAAACCCACTTGTCTGTAGCCTTGGCATTTGCTGCTTCATTTGCCCAGTCTTCCTTTCCAGTCTTGAAACTGAAGGCCCGGCCATAACTAGAAGTAATTTTGATTTTGAAACTGGTACCAAAGGCATCTCTAACCTGTTCAACAGATTGGACCTTGCCCATTATCTTAACTTCATCATCAACCTTAATGTCCTTCCAACCTTCTGCCTTCTTGGCAAGGTCACGTTTTTGACGGAAAGACCTAAGTAGCACTTCTACCTGCTTTGGAGATAGAAATCCACGAGAAGCATACTGCGACTTGAGAGAGTGAATAAACTCGTTGGTTACTTCTTCTCGACTGGTTACAGGATTGACGGTAGAAGAAGTCTGCTGGATTGCTTCTTCAAAGTCCTTCCTGTCTTCTTCAGACATAGAGGTCAGGAAGTTTTCCTTGTCAGCATTACGCTTCTCTTCCCATGCCTTCTTTTTTGCCTCAAGTTCGGCTGCACGAGCCGCAACTTTTGCCATAATCCGCTCTTGCTTCTTGACAGCAGCCCGAGCGGTCTTTTCTTCAGGAGTAAGTTTGGTAGGCATAGATGAATTATACACCATATTTTGGGGTTGTACACTAAAATGTGTTACTTTTTTAACACATTTTTAAGATCTTGCTAGATTTACAGGAAATAAAGTAATAGAGCCTTCTGTGGCTACTCCAAACATTCCTGCTCCACTAGAATTTGTATTTACAGGAAACATACTTATAGTGCCTGGAGAAAACGCAGTAGTACTACTTCCAGAATTAATATTCACTGGGAAGGTTGAAGTAACTTCTTCCTCAGCAGTATTGAAACCAACAGAAATGTTTACTGGGAACTGCGCAATAAGTGCAGTAGATGTTTCGTTAAAAACTGCTGAAAGATCAACTGGAAAACCATTAATGCCGTTTGCTTTTGCTGTTGTTGGTGTTGCTGAAAGATTTACTGGAAAGAGTGTTTGTTGACCAATTAGATCACCGTCTTCATTTCGTGAAGCAATAATTCCAGCAATGGCGCCAAGCATTTTATGTGTAGTTCCAAGTAGATGGGAACTCAATTCTCAAGTTAAGAACGCGGTATGGTTCCCCAAGCACGATACTTGTTGACCCCATTTCAAGATCTGAACCTGAACCAATTATCCCAACAGTGCCTATGATTTGATGAATTATAAAATTTGGATTATCAAGATAATAAGTTGGTCTAACTGTTAACCAAAACCAAGTTGCCATTCCTGTGGCGGCGGCAGAAACATAGATTGTAGAAATAACTGCAGGATTTATTGTTGGCTGTGTTGGTGCAAAGTGGGCGCTACGAACTGAAAACTCTACAAGTGTATCAGCGGAACGTGAAGTATAACTTGTAAGAGTTGAAAGATCGACTGGGACAGTTCCTTTCATCAAAGTTAGACGTGTTCCTGGTAATCCATAACTGTCGTTGCCTGCCATTAATAGACCACTTGTGGCAGCAACATTTGATGTTGAAGCAGTCTCGCTAAATCTGAGAATTCTATTTGGCAGCCCTGCCATAAACCCTGAACTTAAATCAATTGTTGCCATAATAACACCTTAGAATGTTGCGCCAATGGAGCCATCAAGAATTACTGCTGATGACGCAGTGGAAAGATTAGCATTTGAGAAGCGAATTATTCCAAGTCCAACGCTGTCTGAACAAGGTCCTACCAAAAAATTATTCGATGGCAAAGTTGTTGCTGCTACATTAGCAGCACTTACTGCAGTTGCCCAGAGAATACACCAGGTAGCAGTTCCAGTATTAACTGGAAAACCCGCTGGAGGAAAAGTAGAAAGTTGCATCAAGATGCCGCTAGAGGGTTGTGACCAGGCGGCGCCAGCATAGTGAATTAAAAATCCACTTGTTCCAGAGTTGTATGAAACCCAATTTGAAATAATATCATTTGTTGTGGGTTGAATTCCGGTGTAGATAGAAATTGAACAAGGGTTTGTAAAGTTTGCCAGCAGCCCACGCCCTATCATCAAATTTCTTACTGACTGTGAAAAAATTAGTGCCATTTTATGCTCCTGTTACCGTCAGCGGAACGGTATTGATGTTCTCTGTGCGTAGTGAGTAACTTGAGGTATTAAGTTGAATTCCAACGCTTGTTATTGCTTCTGTAAAAAATGAAATACTATTGCTTGAAAGTTGAATAGTTACTGGTGTAATACTCTCTTCATAGAATGAAAGGCTGTTACTGGAAAGTGTTAAAGGAACTGCAGTGATACTATCTTCTCTAAAAGAATTTCCATCACCATAGAGAAAAAGAGGAACATTAACAGCTATTCCAGAAAATTCAGCTGCAGCATTTCGTGAGGCAATAATTCCGGCTAAAGCACCAATCATTTAGAACGTCCAAGAAGTAGGAAATTGTAGACGAATATTAGTAATTCTATACGCTGCACCAGATACAATGTTGGTATCTGGAATTTCAAGATCTGCACCTGTTCCTGTCATACCAATTGTGCCAATAATTTGGTGCATCAGCGCATCAGTTCCACTTACACTTCCACCCGTTGTTGGTCTAACTGTCCACCAAAACCATGTTGCAGTACCAGAGGCAGATGCAGTTAGATAGTTGGATGTAATTACCACGGGGTTTGTGTTTGTCACTGATGGAGAAAAATTACCTGTAGCGTTAGAAACTCCAGTATATGTAATCAAAACATCACTTGCGCGAGCATTAAAATTCGCGAGCGTAGCAAAATCTGTTGGCACAGTACCTTTCATAATATAGAAATTCAAATTTCCTGTATTTGGATAATTAGCTGTACCAGGGCTAGCCATCAACCCATTTGTGCTTGCTCTACTTAGAACTGATGATGCAGGTGAATTTAACCAAGTTCCAAGTTGCATCATTCTACTTACATAACCACTTACAAATGCTGGTGAAATTTCTATAGTAGCCATATTATCCTCTTAGTTAGAAGACACTGAAATTGTGCCATCAGCAATTGTGAATGGTGTTAATGCCACAAACGTAACTGTTGGATTAAACCTCACTATGCCATTACCCGCAAGCGTAGATACTGGACCAATAATAAATGATGTGGAAGGTATTGTTGCACCAGCAAGAGCAGTTGGTGTAACTGCGGTTGACCATATAATACACCACTCACCAATTCCTGAATTTATTGCGGCTGTTGAAGCAGGGAAGGTTGTGATACTACCAAAAGTAGTAGTTCCATCAATTGGGTGCGTCCAGCCAACACCCTGAAAGTGAATTAAACAGGAAGCATTTGAGGAGTTATAACTGGTCCAGTTTGATGCAATTGTAGCAGCAGATGGTTGTGTTCCGGAATAAACAGTTACTCCTACTGTTGTTGTTAATCCAGCAAGCAAACCACGGTTTACCATCAAGTTTCTAATATTTGGGTGAAATAGTATAGCCATTATTATGTTCCAATATTTCCTTCGAGGTCCCAAACATCAGGTGCAACTTTGATTAGTGTTGCTTTTCCGTGAATGTTGGTAATGCTTAGTGAGTCAGGTGTGTTGATGGTAACGCCAGATCCAGCAACAAATGTTACATCACCCGTATTGTGCTTACCAACAATAATAGTACCACCAATTGGCATTGGTGCTGGACTTGTTGGGTTAAAATCATTCTCATAGTACTGCTGTGTTCCAGTCCAGAAACTTTCTGGCTGGATTGTAATCGTTATTGCAGTTACAGCAGTACATCTGTAGTGTGAGTTGTGGTGTGCTGAAGAACCAAGGTCAAGAGCAGTTGACGTTGTGGTAGTTGTTGTTAGAGGTCTTGGCTTTGGCTGCTGCGATCCTGCAGGACCCGGTACCCAAGAGGTACCATTCCAAATCAATGCATCACCAACTATAGGTGCAGAAGTAGTTGTATCTACATCAGTCAAATCATCTGCAGACAGAATAATTGGTAGCGATGAAACTGCATCATCAACATATTTCTTATTAACGAGGTCATCATCAAGTAGGACAAGTGCTTCATAGTTTGTGAGACTTGAAGTAAGAACGCCATCTGATCTTAGAATGATGCTATTGGTAGAATTTTCAAGTGCAAGCCTACCAGCATCAGCAGCAATTCTTGGGTAGTTTGATGTAGTTACTCCAAACGCTGTTGCCCAAACATAGCCAGTAACATCAATTCCTGATACTACAGGCAGCGTATCAGATGCTTGGAACTTAGCCAGTAACTCACCATCGACAGATAATTGAACCTGAGCAGGCTGTGCTGGGTCAAACCAAAATCCGCTCTTATCATTTCCAACAAATGAAATGCCAGGCTGAGGTCCAAATCCATTAAAGAACTTTACCTGTCCTGTGAGTGTTCCACCGGCAAGAGGCAGGTAATCGTGTGAATGGGCTGTATTTGCTTTACCATTAATTTCTGTCTGCAGATTGGTAAGAGTTGTCTGCAAATTGTAAATCTCATTTATTCCGTGAGTGTGACCAACATTGCTCTTTCCAGCCAGCGCAGTAACTAACCCCATAACCTGATTCATATCATGTGAGTGAATTGAATCTGCTTTTCCAGCGAGTGCTGTATCAAGTCCAGAAATTTGAACCATGCTGTGTGTATGGTTTATCTGTGGATATCGACCATCGAAGAAGTTTAAGTCATAACCACTATCTTGAATGCCGCCACCAGAAACAAATGATGCAAAGTTTCCTACAACTGCAGTAAGTACCTTATCTACCTTAGCCCCTAGAACAGTGCGAAGAGTTGAGCCAGTGCCCACATCTAAAGCGCTTGTTCTATTCACACCATCAAATACTTCGTCAAATGTATTGACGTGAATGCGAGCAGCCTTGCTATTCAACTCAGTCTGAAGATCTGTTACCTGTGCAATTGAATGTAGGTGTGATACTGCTGCAAAGTCTGTATGTGTATGACCAAGCAGTGAATATAAACTTGAATGGTCATGTGTTAAAGGAGCCTTATCATCAAGCGACGCTTGTAGAAGTGAAACATCTGCAATTGTATGGATATGGCCAAGCATTGCCTTTCCTGTTATTGCAATTTCTGCAGCATCTAGACGGCTTTCATGAATTGTCAATTGTCCTGCTTGTGTTGAAGACATAAAGCCATTTTGGGTTTCCGATGATGCTGGCAGAGATAATGTCCAAACTTTTTCACCTAACCCATTTATAGAAAATGCTGAACTTAGTGGAGCATCTGCTTCAACAATAACATCTGATGGTCCAGAAGAATAAACTTGTGGTGTTGTCTCAGCATCTATTTGGAAAACAATTGTTTTTGGCGATTTAATAAATCCAACTCTATACACCATTAGCCCCGTCGGGCGTGTGAGAGTAATTTGACCATTGTTGTCACAGAATACAGGATTTCCAATATGACCAGCCCAGTTCCAAGCGTCATATGAAATTTCACCACTTTGTGTTACAACACCAACTTGATTTGCTGAGAGTGGCTCTTGAACAATTCCAATTGGTACTCTTTGTGGTGAAAGAGAAGGATTGCTTGAGGCTAATGAAACAGTATTAGTAGCAGAAAAATATACCAATGACATTGCAGGAATATTTTCTCCTGCTTTGATCGGTATAAATGCATTTGGCAGCACTGCTAATACGCCTGTTGTGCCAACTGTTGTATTAAATCTCACTGGCGTATTTGACGTAACAAACTCAAGACTTGGCATTCTGAGTGGTGTGCCAAAGATATCTGTAGAGATATATCCAGCAGATGATGTTACTTGTAGTGCAATAGCATTTTTCCAGGGTTGTCCAGGTAATTCTGCCTGAATAGAGTTTGTGTTTCCATTTGCCACTTTACCAGCAAATGCCCTAATAACATGTTGCCATTCAGTTCCACTCCAACGCTTCATTTTCATTGAAGTCAAATCAAACCAATGTTGGTCGACTACTGGACTTGAAGGTGCTGAAGGATGTGCTACAGGTTCAATGGTAGTAATACCATATGAAACTAAACTAGTAAGTGTATTGATATCCCAATAAAGATAATTGTCAATACTGCTAACTACTGGGCCCCAGGCAGCAGGAACGTCTTGCGAAAACACAAGAAGATAATTTGATGCACCGTCTGCAATAGTTACTGTTGTAGGAGTAGTTGATACGTTAAATGCAACATATGATGGTGTTGAAGATGCAATTAAAAATTGTGGTAGACCAAAAGGGTCTTTTTGGCAATCAACAATGCCTTGTCTGAATGGTAACTTCATGTTAAGTTATACCTTTGGTGGTTTAAGTGACGGGTCATCTTCATCAATTTGCTTTTCTTCTTGTGGTGCTTTCTGCATATCTCTTGCACCTCTATAATTGTATGAATAACCCTGCTGATGTGGTGGTGCTTGATAGTTGCCAATTGGGCGTCTTTGTTCTTCATATTCACCGTCAACATGGTCACGAACAGATGTCTCATTATACTTATACTTTGCAGAAACAAACTTGCTGTAGCCTTCTATGCCACCTACATATGCTAGATAAATTCCTAGCACTGCTTCTGTAAGCCCACCAGTCAGTGTTAATTTTACCATAATCCAAGTAGCAGTAATGCCGCCGACAAGTTGAAGTATTTTCGTAAGGCTAATAGCTTTGCCATCCTTTGTAATCATATCAGCAAAATCAAGTTTGTTTGATGATTGAATTCTCCAGAAGAGAAATAGAATTCCTATGGCAGTAAAAATCATTGCAAGTGCCATAATATTGAATTCATACCCAAACAGATCAAGAGTTACATCAACTGTCTGCTGATTGAGATTTTCTTTTACGGGTGTGGCTTGTGTTGCTGGTTGCATTAGAAACTCCTACACTATCATATCTTATTTATGGCATCATAATTCCGGGAGCACATAACTATGAATGCGGGCGCTATTTGTGCGCTAATGCTATAATATCGCGCGCGTTGTTGCTTGTGGCGTAGTTTTTCTTTTTTCGACTTGGTATAGGCATTAAAAAAGGACCTTTTTGGTCCTTTTTGTTAGTCCTTATTGCTGAAGAACTGTTTTAGTTCTTGATATCCACCTATTTTAGTTTGATGTCCGTCAAAGTCTAGCAGGATCTGCGGCATAGTTCTGGCACCTGGAAATACCTCTAGAATTTCATCTCGTGAAACGTAATTCTTTCCTTCCTCCTTTGGCTGCCCCATATCAAGCATATACTCAAGATATGCACATTCGTGTTGCTTTAGGAGTGCTTTGGCTTGCTCGCAAAAGGTGCATTGTGGTTTTGAATAAACTTTAAACATATTTTCCTTTATAGTTCTGGAAGTTCCTCATAAACAAGATCAGAAGTCATTGATGCTAAAACATAACTTTGTGACTCATTTTCCTGAAGAGCAGTTTGTTTCTTGCTGGTATTCAGGTGCTTGTTAAACCAAGGAAGTGGAGTTGTTTTAATACCAATATCGTATTTTATACCAATTTCCTTTAGCCGTGTTTGAGCAGTCCAATCGACGAAGTCTCGCATTACTTTGGCATTCAAGCCAATGACAGTGCCTTTCTTGAAGAGATAATCAGCCCACGCCTTTTCTTCTTCAATCACGTCAATAAACATTTGATAAACTTCTTCCTTGCACCTCTCCTTAGCAGCAGCAAAGCGCTTATCGTCCTTAACGACGCGGTTAATAATCATTCCAGTCCAATCAGTATGTAGAAGTTCATCATTAAGAATTAGATTGATGATATTTCCATTGCCAATAAAAATCTTATTTTCAACCATTCCGAGAGATGTAGCAAATGATACCATAAATCGAATTGCCTCTAGCGCGTATGAAGCATTCAGTGCAAGCCAAATTGCGTCGATCATCTTCTCTTCATCTGGCTTTGTTGCTACTGGATTAACTGTTGCCTGAGCGTTAAGCACGCTAAGTTGATCGTAGTACTTCCCGATATGAGCCGCCATTTCTACAATTTCAGTAGTGTCGTGAATTCTGTTGAATTCTTCTGAAGGTACATTGTAGATATTTCTAATGATGTGGCTGTAACTGTCAGAGTGAATTTGCTCAAATGCAGACCACCACAAAACAAGTGCTTCAAGTTCTGGAACAGAAACAACTGGGAAAAAGCACTCAACTGGAGAACGACCTTGAATACTGTCAAGTGCCGTCTGCCTCAGAAGGTTGCTAGTGAAGATGTGCTTTACTGCTTCGTTTGCATTCTTGAAGTCAATCTTATCCTTCACCAAGGTGATTTCTTCAGGAACCCAGAAAAAGCCCTTTTGAGTCTTTACATATTTTGCAATACTTGGGTATGCGTGTTCCTCATAACGCTGAATGGTAACTCTACCAGCCGGGTCAAGGAACATCTGTCGATTTAGATAGTTTGGATTTGAACTGAAATTTAAACTGCTTTTCATAAAAACTCCTGCAAATTATAGAACACAACTTTCACATACTTCTTCAACTTCTTCAATAACTTCTTGCTTTACTTCTGGCTCAAATGCCTTCGCCGCTTCACGCGCCGCTTGCTTTTCAACTAGGTGGTAATAGTGACTTTTCAATCCCCACTTGTGGGCTAGCATTAGGTTCTTTGTTACCAAAGTTAGCGGTATCTTGCCATCGCTGAAGTGACGTGGAGAGTAGAAGGTATCTGACGAAATGCCCTGGTCAATGTATGCCTGCAGAACAGCCACTGTCTTGATGTAATCAACACAGTCCTTTTGTTCAAATAGCAACTGATAGTTCTTCTTCAGTTTTCTGAATTCAGGTGCCACCTGTGGAATAATACCTGCCTTGCTTTCCTTAATAACAATGAACTGCTTTAGGAGGTTAATTCCATTGGTGCTATCAATTACAACTGAAGAACTTTCAACAGGTGCAATTGCCATCAGGGTTGCATTACGAACACCGAAGGTCTTCATTTTCTCTCTTAGACCTTCCCAATCTAGATCATCACTAGGCACGAACGATGTTAGATCATCAACACCCTTTGAGCGTCTTTCCCAAGGGAATACACCCTTACCATACCAGGTATTATGACTTTGCGAACAAGGACCCTTTTCCTTTGCAAGTTCAACGCTCATTTCCGTAAGATAGAATGCTTGGTGTTCCATCCAGCGCTTTACTTCAGCAAGCGCTTCTGTATCACCATACCGCAACTTACGCTTTGCATGCCAGAATGCTAGGTTAGTAACGCCAATTCCAAGTGGTTCAAACTCTTCATTGTGGAGTTTGCTTTGAACTGAAAGGAAGTCCTGGTACTGCAGCAGATTATGAAGACAGCGGTGAAGCAGCCTTGTTGGACGTCTCATTTCATCTGGGTGTCTGAACTTGCCCCAGTTCAAACTTCCAAGAGTGCATAACGCAATCCTACCACACTCGTCATCTACCGTCTGGAATTCTCTTGTTGGGAGCATAATTTCAGTGCATAGGTTTGTCTGGTAGATAGGATGAACGCTGGTGTCAAAAGGACCTTGGTTTGAAACATTGTCAACGTTCAGAATATAGTAGCGACCAGTATCAGCACGCTCCTTCATTACCCAGCCGAATACCTTCTCTGCAGTTTCAACCTTTGAACGAATGTCCTTTCGCTTCTCATACTCGCAGTACAGTTGCTCAAACTTAGCACTATCGCTGTAGAATGCTTCATATAGGTCTGGCACCTGGTTAGGGTCAAAGAAGGTAATGTTTCCACCTTGTCGAAGCCGCCGCCAGAAGAAAGCACTTAGCACCACGCAGTAGTCCATCTGTCGTACGCGTGTTTCTTCAGTGCCTTGGTTGTTCTTTAGCACGATGAAGTCATCAAACTGATAGTGCCAGATTGGCATATTCACGGTTGCAGAAGCATTACGAATTCCACCCTGGCTGCACGAACGAAGATCAGCAAACCACTTCTTCATAAAGGGAATAATGCCAGTGTGCATTACTTCGCCCTTTCTAATTTCGGCGCCCAATGGGCGAAGCCTTCCAATCTCTAGACCGATGCCTGCTCGCTTTGAGGCATAATCAGCCATAACTTGTCCAGTCGCAAAGATGCTTTTTAGTGTATCGTCAGTGCGCAACAACACACAGGAACTAAACTGCTTTGTCTTAGTGCCTAGACCTGCAAGAACCGGTGTTGCCAGCGTAAAGAGCCCATCAGAAGCAGCAGAATAGAAGTCCTTTACCCACTTAAGTCGTTCTTTCTTTTCTGCGTGGAATGCCACCGCTGCAGCCACCATATAGCGAACCTGGGGGCTTTCAATGATAAGGTTGGTAGAACGATTTCTAACCAGGTATTTTTCAATAAGTTGTTCAACTGCAGCGTATGACAACTGTTCATCACGCTCGTGTTCAACCCACCTGTTCAGTTCATTCCACTCTTCTTCTGAGTACCACTCTAGAAGTTCAGGGGTGTAGAGATTGAGTGCTACATTTTTCTTTACAATTTCATAAAGGTGTGGAGGATCATAATCTCCATACACATCTTTTCTTAACATGCTTATGCGCTGCTTTCCAGCAACATATTGGTAATTTGCATTTCCAATATCTGGATTTTCTTCTTCATCAATTAGATTGACCATTGCTCTTAGCGCAATTTGATCAAGTTCCCTAGTTGTCATACCATCAGTGAAATGCGCCTGGGCAGCAATTTCAATCATTGATGGGGAAACATCAGCAACACCCTCACATACCTTTGCGATTTGTGCCTGCCACTTTGACAAGTCGAATGGGACTTTTTCCCCAGACCGTTTTACTACGAACATGCTTTTATCCATTTAATTGTTTTCTGATTGTTAATGGTCTCAAATTTATTGCTTTATCAGCATCGCCTTGAATTATGAGTGTTGATATAAGTTGTCTTCTAAATTCTGCTTTCTCTGTTTCTGATAATCTTGGTAAATTTCCTGCTGACCTTCTGATTTCTTCTTGACTTATCAGATATTCTACAGTATCCATATTATACTGTACTTTACTTGAAGTAATGACAGTGAATAACTTTGGAGGAGTAAGGTCAGATGACATTTAATTTTAAAAAATAAAAATACTGGAAATAACCTGAAAACAGGCTAAAACGAAATTTATACTACAGTTTCTGGATTGGTAGTATAATCACGCATTTCATTTATGCGTCTCATCCATCCATTTCTGAAACGTTCCTGAGAGGGATTGCGCTGAATAATTTCAGAATAGAAGTCCTGTCTGATATCACAAATAATACCACAGAGTGAAAGTTCGCCTATTTGAAAAAGTGCAGTATTAAGTGCCTTTAAAGAGCCCGGTCCAATAGAACCATCTTCAGTTACTCTAATCGCACGCTGCAGAAACTTACTTGCTCTTCCAACACCGTGATTGATCGCGCCATCAAAGTGAAGTACAGCAAGGCGAGGCGAAAGTTGATTCACTGCATCGCACTTAGCGGCAAGCCAATACATTTTAAAATAAACTTCTTGAGCACCTGCCCAAGTCAAAAGGGTGATATTTAAATCAGGGTTGGCATTTTTTGCAACACCAAACTTTGTTTCACCGCCTCGATCAAGCGGGTCATTTACATACCCAACAGCCCGTTGCTGTTCTCTAGTATTGATTAACCCTTCTTCAACACCGGGTGCATCTCTTCTCCAGTGCCCGCCTACTTCATATAGCATTGCGTGATCGATGGCTGTTTCAAAGGCTGATGGGTACTGTGACATGGCAATCTCCTGGTTGTGACCTATTTATCTGTGGTCACCCCAAAATATCGCCTACCGTCTTCCCTCCGATCCAGCGGTGCAAATCATGTGGCCCGCACACAATTCCATAGAAAATCGACTTCCCATGAAACAATTCCACACCTGTTGGGTGGATCATGGCTGATGCTTTTGGTACTGCAGGATGAATACAGGAAGTTTTGGCAGTATAGCCAATGATAGTCGCTGTTGCAGTTGCTAACTTACTGTCATCAGGAGAAAATAAAAGAAGGTCGTGGTTAAATGCAGCAGAACTGGTGATAGGGATACTATCAATTGTATAGGTTTCTTTATCAACTGCCATCACATGCCAACTTGCTGGAATTTCAACTTCTAAATTTTGAATACGCAGTTTAAGTGTATGACCTGTCGTTTCCTCAAGGTACTGCATTTCCTCCAACTTAAAGTCCATCATATGACTGCTAAATGACCAAAAGTGGGAAACACCAATAGGAGCAGTAATGCTCTCTAGAATGTATGCGCGATTTACCTCAGATAATATTTGCATTTTTGATATACTTTTCGGTTAGTTCTGCCAAAGTTAGTCGTGCAAAGTTTCCACCTGCAAATCGACCACCATACTTCTTCCATTCTTCTATTATAGATTGATATACCTGCTCTGCGGATACAATTTCTTGTGGTTGAAGGTGAATAATTATATCAAGCGTATCATACACTGTAGATGGGAGAGATCTGCCATAGTATGCTAGAAGTTGGTGTTGCTGGTTGCGGTGAAGGATGGCATTTAACTTTTCTTCCTCTTCTTGTGTACAGATTACATGAGCACGAGCCATCATATTAATAGTGTCACCAGCCATAAAAGCACCAGACAATTGCTCTTCAAGATTTGAGCCGCTGATTATACCAATTGACAGGAGTTGGTGCCTTACATGCTGAAGGTCGCCAACGCCTGCTTTTCTCTCAATTCTCATGCTGTTGCCTTAACTACCTTCAGCACCGGGTATTGGGCTGACTCGTAGTATTTTTTGCGCTCACGATAGTGCTTGCGTGACCACTTTAAACTTGAATGAATATCAACGCAATGCACTCTTTCCTTGTCATCTGCCTTGCGAAGACCACGACCGATAGATTGAATTGTACGGACAAATGATTTACCTGCATCAATCATCATAAGGTTGAATACACGGTCAATGCTGATACCTGTGCTTGCAATTCCAAATGTTGCAATGACGATTAGATTGTCGGTGTTTTCAAACATGTGGTACCATTCCGCACGGACATCATTCTCAGTGGCTCCATACAGAAACACACTATCCTTGATAAGTTTCTGCAGCGCTCTTCCCTGCTTCACTGAATTTACCAGCACAAAGGTATTACCAAATTGATCTGCCTTTGCAATGATAAGGTCAGCAATAAAGTCAAGTCTATCAGAATTCCTGCTGAGGAAAGTTTTTTCAGATGAATAATCTGGAAATTCTTCTGTTGCAGTTTCTTGAATTTCAATCGGCTCAATTTCAAGTTGAGCAAGATAGCCCATCCTGATGAGGTCAGCGGCAGAAATTTCAAATAAGATTTCACCGATTGCACCCCGTAGTGACATCTGGTCAATCTTTGGCTTTGGGAAGGTGCCGGTAAATCCAAAGCGGTATGCACAGTTTTTACCGTGCTTGTTTATCAACTCTCCAATAGTTTTTGCCGAGGCACCGTGGGCTTCATCCACAATAATGCAGTGAAAGTCCTCTACAACAACTGGGTTATTCTGCAGTGCCTGCCAAGTTGCTACTACGGTATAGTGGTGAATGTCCTTCTTGTTTCCAGAATAAACACCAACATCTAGATTTCCAAGCGTCATGGTGCTAGCAGTCTGCTCAACTAGGTCGGATGAAGGCACAATAACCAAGGTGCGAAGTTCTTGCTTTGCAAGAATGTCAGCCACACCGGCAATCATCCACGTGTTATGATGAAGAAGCCCATTTGCATCGTAATATGAATGATGATTGGCATAAATTGAAATATCGTAAAATTCATCTTCACCATCTGGAATAATATCAACTATCTTTGTTAATCCTGTTTTTGTAACAATTTCATCATTGACATTCAATGATGATGCCTTTATTACGCCATTTTTATTAAACACCAAATGACCAGCAGCACACCTCAACTTGCAATTTTCTGTGTGTAGAATAAGTGCTTTGTCAGTTTTTTTAATAGCAGCAACTGCTAATTCCCAGCCGGTGGGTGTTTCAAATTTAATTTGAAGATCAGAAATATCTACAGGAATATTGACTTCAAATCTGCGCCCCGTCGTTTCTCCAATGGCGTTGAAGAGTTTCGCAAATGTCGTCAAATAATTTGTGTCTCGGGTCATTTATTATCCATTCTGAATACAAACTTTCTAGGTTTTTACCGTCAATTGCGCATATACATTTCTTTGCCAAATTTTCTGATTTAGATAACCATTTTAAATTTCGTGGAAATGCAATAAACTTTATATTAACACGATTTAAAAACCCCGCGCTGATAGAATATTGATGATCTAGATGTCTTATTCCATTCTTACTTTCACTACTTTGATTTATTTGGTCTTCAAACATACGTGCTGAAATTTTTGTTAAAATTCCAACATAATGCTTGTATTGTATCTTACGATCGCGCTCCTTGATAAGTTCTTGTGGGATAGATGAAGTTTTTTGTAGTTCTTTTCTTGAGGAAACTGTTTCAGCCCATTTTTTGTTTCTTATTAACCATAATTTTATGCCTTCTTCTAATCCATTTCTCTCAACAAATTTTTCAATTCTTCCTGTTGATTGTCTCTGTTTTTGAAGAATTTTTGCTTTCTCAAAATCATTATCGGTTTTCTTAAGAAAATATTTTATGCCGGTGGTGTTTTTAGAAATACTAGACTTTTGAAAAAGTGAATTACCTAACGCTTCTCCGTGTCTAGAAATTTTTGCTTTTAGCGAAGAAGTATCACAATTTTTAGGTTTCCATTTTTTTATTTTATTCTGAACGTGCTCTGAATAAAGTTTAGTAGCGCGATCTTTAGTAAAACCAGAACAAAATCTATTCAAATCTATTGATGTTTTACTGCTTGATTTACAGTTACACAAAACAACTTCTGTTAATATTTTACTCCTAGCGCGTTTAAATTCAGAACCGCAATGCAAGCAGCGGGGTGTATTAAGTACGTGACCTTTCCAAGTTTTCAAAATATTCTCCTATAATTCCACCTACACGTATATTTATAGGAGTATTTCCATCAATGCATTTCCCACTACCAGTGGCTGCCAGAATGAAGCCAGAAGTTGCTTCAAGCGCAGCATTCACAGCATCAACTTGGTATGGGCGGAGAACAACACCTAGTTTGTGTTCAGGCTTGTCTTTAAACCAATTGGCGTGAATACGAGTTTGTACAATCGGCTGGGCTTTCCTATTATCAACAATTTCTAAGTCATATCCCCATTTATCAAGATACGGAGTCACTTCGTCCAATAGCCGAAAATAGATTTTGCCAGCCTTATCAAAAAAATGTACTTTACCATCCCAACGACCGAGCCGGTACAAGGGCATAAAATATGCTCCTTCCACCATTACTGCAAATTTTTCCTCCAGAACCTTATGATCAGCCGGTTCTAGCCCAGAAATCCTGCAAAACACCTCATCATCTACGGTTATGAAAACTTTTTTACTCATTCTTGACTAAATGAAAAATGGCGTTCTAGATTATTCTTCCTGATATAGGAGATAGGTGTGATGTTCAAATTTGCTGCAGTAACAGTAATCATAGTCATCAGAGTGCTAATCTTAAGTTGCTCAATTGCAGTAATACTATGTTCAGGGCTAAGCACTGCCTTAATCTTTGCCCCGTTGGTGTGTTCGTGAAAAGAGATTACAAAATCGTCATTGACAAAATTTACCGTCATAGCAGGAAAACAATTTTTTGTCAAACTTACGCTGCTCTTTGAAATATTAATTGGCGAAGAAGCAGAAGTACTTCCAAAACTTCCACCAGATATAATTGATCCTGATGTTATAGACGGTGACATTGGTTGATTGGTAATCGAGTACGTATAGTTTAGTGTTCCTGAAGCATCAGCGGTCACACTAATACCACTATCATCGGTAGAATTTGACATATATCTTCCTTATAAAATAATATCGTTGAGGGATGCTACACGCAATTTTACAATATTTGAAAGCATCCAGCCCATTTGTTTGAATGATTCAACAATTGATTCAAGTCGCTGCTGGTACAAACTTGCTTCTACGATAAGTTGATTATGCTCTATCATATCTTTTTCACCAGAGATAAGCACACTTGTTTCTCTAGCACCAAAAGCGCGCTGACCATTTAGGTAGTTTTTGGTCAGCCGTGCCTCAATTCTACTCTTGTAGTTTTCCAACCACTTCACAAGTTGCTTTGCTTCCTGTGCAAGTTGGTCATACCTCATCTGATGATGGGGCAGATTTCTAATGAGTATTTCTAGCCGTTCTCCACCAAGTTCAAACAGTGGTTCTGCTTGTGTAATACTTTCTTCGTACCGTGCAAAGAACGAAACAAGTTCATCTGCTAATTTATTTTCATCAATCTGGAGAAGAACGGTCATTCGCTACCCCTTTTTGAGATAATAAACTCATTTTCGTCATAGTCATAGTCAATAATCTGATTGGCTAAAAGTATTGCAGTTTGATAATCAACTATGACCTTAGGTATGTGAGAAATGATGCTATCACCAGGTTGCGCCTCGGCATTAGGCTCTAAATCAATGTGTGAGCCAGCCTGAATTGTTCCAATTGCCTGAACACGAAAGCATTTGCCTGGCTCTAAAATCTGTAAAATCTTAGAGCGGGCACAAAGTGTAATCCGCATAGTTTAGAAATTAGGGGAAAATTACTTCCCCTAATTAGTATTACTCTGCGTCGTCATCCGCCTTCTTTGGAAGAAGGCTTAGATTTTCTACGGCGGCGCGTAGCGCCTTATTCAACTTACCTACTGATGAATAGACTTCTGTAGTAGTCTTACCATCAGCAGTTACAGATAGAATAAAGCCACCCTTTGCAAATTGTACAACAATATTATCCATTTTATTCCTCAATTGGTTGCATCTTTCGGGTGCGTTTGCCCTTAGATGTGGTTAATTCATCCTGATCAACAATTTGACCAAGTTCTTCCTCAGTGGCATCTGACCCCCCACGCACAAGCATAGGCACACACGCTGGGTGCTTTAGGAGTTTGAGAGCAATCTCTTCATCGAAGTCCTTTTCCTTGAAGGTAATTCGCTCATCTCCAACTTCTGCAACATACAGAAGTTTTTCTCCTGGCTGCGTTCCCTTTGCAGTCACACCCATTTCAACTAGCATCTCAAGAAGACCGCTTGTTGCCGCCATACCACGGTTATAAGGAACTTCCAGTTCAACTTTGGTACCAAGTTTTGCGAAGCGAGACTTGTAGGTCTCAAATCGCATCCTTACGCCAGTTACTTCACCTTCTTCCTTCAACTTCAACTTGGTAACGATACCAATAATTGAAGATGAGAACTTAGTTGAGTTAGTGATTGCCCAGGCACCATCACCCATCATGATATCTTGAGGATACACGTGATCGGTAATTACCATCGAGATTGGAAGACGACCAATGTGACCTACAGCAAGTCGAAGCATTGCCTTCCGGCGCTTTGCTAAGATGCCTTGGTCAGCCTTAATGGTACCATCTCGATCATAGTTTTCCATCTCAGTGCTTGAACTTAGCATTGCTAGACTATCAAGCACGATGAGGGTCTTTTGCGCAGAAAGATTATCCTTGCCAAATGCCTTGATATATCCGCTGAAGAACTCAGCAAGCACGCGGTTGACATCCTCAATGGTAGTAACTGACATATACGTCAGCGCCTCATCAGTGATATTAACACCAATCTTGCGAAGATAATCTACATCAATTGCGTGCTCGCTGTCTAGATAGAGCACGTGATATCCTTCACGCTGCGCCTGCAGCGCAATATTTGAAGCAATGAAACTCTTACCAGAACCTGATGGTCCAGCAAATAGAGAAATCTTGCCCAGCGGAATTCCCTTTAGGAAATCACCGCTTAGTGCTCGATTGAGCGCAAAATTGCCAGTAGATAGCCATTCTTCAGTGGTCTTGATGCCCACACCGACGGTATCGAGTTTAGCAATTTCCTTCTTGAATTTATCCAAAAAAGGTAATCCAGCCATATTTTACTCCTATCTGATACCCAAGGATGGTGAGGAGGATTAACCTCCACACCTCCGGAGTAAAGTTACTCGGCAGTCGCAGCAGCCTTCTGCTGTTGTCGAAGCCGAAGTTGTTCAACTACACTCAACTTCTTACCTTCTGCAGGAGCAGATGGAGCGGGAGCCGGTGCAGGAGCCTCATCAGTGCTGGTTGAAAGTGCCTTGGCAACCTTTGATACTGCAGGCTTGGCAGGTGCAGCATCTTCAGCATCTTCACCATTTGGTAGTGAAGAGCCAGTCTGATCAGCGATCAGCATCGCTTCAAGTTGCTCTCGCGAAACCTTAGAAGTGCGATATGCCTTCAGGTCAAATAGTTCGATTGCCTCAAGTACGTCGTCAGCAACATCAGTTTGCTTAGGAGAGAAACTAGAGGTACCATAGTCAGCATACTGACCAGATTGGGTCTTCTTGATACGGAAGTTATACCCACCCTTTAGTTCGTAAGGAGGTTCCTCAAGATCACCGCTTTGGAAGGCTGCTTGAATTTGCTTGAAGATCTTTGGTCCAAACTCGATCAACTTAACAAGTTGCTCTGTGTCGTGCTCGACAGGGGTCTCAAGAACTAGCACTTGACCAATGTAGCCCTTCTTACGGTAGTACTTCTTACCGAGTTCAGGGTTGTGCTCAGGATCCTTTTCATCGTAGTACTTAGAGGACAGGGCGCAGATTGGGCAGTCCTCGCCGTGCATCTTCAGGCAGGCAACCTTCTCACGCTTACCATTTACAACAAGATCGTGAGTTAGGTTTTCCACGAGGAAACCCATCGGATTATCTTCATCTAGGTCGGGTAGGAAGCGGACAACAGAAACGCTGTCTGCGGGTGCCTTCCAAAAATTGAAAAACTTCTTCCAATTTTGGTCACCACCAGTGCCGGTGGTCTTTTGGGCGAATGAGGCGGCTAGGTCAGCCAGAGTACGTTTTGCCATTTTATAAATTCCTTCAAAGTTAGAATAAACAAGATTGATTTTGTATAAACAGTGTTGATTGCTCAACAATTTTATTTATACGCTTCCACACAAAGATGATGGTATCAACCTCCAAAAAGTCAGAATGCTATTTCCAACGTTTTTAATTATACCACCTTCTAGTGTTCTGGTGTGCGAATTAACAGGTCTGAAGTACAATTTCATCAACTTCGCTACCTGCCCGCGCACAAGTCTGGCTGTAGTATTGGCGTGCAACAGCATCATATCCAACACTTTTGTCTGGTCGTGTTTCCTGGCGAACCATCAGAGTTTCAATGTCACACCAGAATTCCACTGCAACTACCTTCATTCGGTTTTGTCTTGCCAACTGAACGTATCTTGCTCTTGCCTTCTTAGAGGCATTTACGTTGTCAATGGTAATGCCAAATTTCTTTCGGTCGGCATCTTGCATCAACGTACGTAGGTCTTCCGCAATATATTTGTCAAACTTTGTTTTGTGCTCATTGCAGAAGTTCCAAGCATCAGCATACAGACGCTTTACATCATCTGAGCTGTGCCCGTGCTTATTCATATAGAATGATAGCCTAAGTACATCAAGCGAGTGATAAACCGTGTTTTGGAGATTTTCCCTGAAATAGGTAGATTTTCCGGCGCCTGAAGGTCCGATTAGAATGTAGCAGGTACCCTCAGCCTCATCAAAGGTATTCAACGCATCCTCTTGGATATTTGAAAACGTTGAAATCCAGTTCTTCACCCTTTCAAGTTTTTCCTGGTGGTTATCAGACGTTCTGCCTGCGGCATCTGACCTTAGGCAGTCAAAGAAAATATCACAGTGATGAAGCGTTGAAAGAGTTGCCCTCTTTAGTGCACTCAGCTTTGCCTCATCTTTTATGCCATACGGCAGGTGGTGCTCGATTATCCACCGAACTCTTCGTGCATCCTCGGCGCTCAGCAACGAGCGCAGCCTCTCGCTCTTCAACCAATGCTCTGTAAAAATAACTGCAGAAAGAAGTTCGTGCCCAGGGTAGCGACGATACGTCTGACCATCCGAAGTTTTGACCGTTTCCTCTGCCTTTGGCTTTCCAGCATCGTGAAATAGAAGAGAACATACAGCAATGATGTTGTGGGTTAGTGGGCGAAATGATGAAAAATTCTTGATGTAATGGTCAATGACCATCTCAGTGTGTGTCCAGACGTTTTCCTCTCTGTGATATGGGCTATTCTCAGACGTGTTGAGCATTGCCACGCCTGCAGCAGAAGCCTCAAGCGAGACAATCACCTCCCACAGTTCTGGAGAAAAGTCAAAATCAGTCTGTTGAAGAATTTTCATCAGTCAATATTAGAAACTACACGAGCAGAAATGCCGTGTTCAGCAAGCACCTTCACAAAGGCTCGCGCACCTTCTTCCTTCGCGTACATCCACTGCGTGCTGTTCCTAGAAGGGTTGAAGATGTTGTAGCCGCCGTAGAACTCATCAACATTGCCAACCTTTTGGTCCTTCAACATCGACACAAAGCGACCACGAGCAGGACGAATATTCACATGCACAAACCCACAGGGATACCACTCGCCTGGATGGTCAGAGAGGTACTTCTGCGTAGCAGCACCTGCAAGTCGAGTTGCTTCATTGAAGACGTCAAGTTCCTTCTGATACTGGTATGGTTGCATACTGATATCCTTCTTAGAAGTGGGGGTTACGCTCATCGACAGTTCCAGAGACAAGAGAGAATGTACCTCCAATCTCCTTCCATGCCGGTCGGTTCTTGCAGCGGTTAAAGCGTGCACCCGTAGAGGTAGTAATCCTCCACGACTTGGTAATCCTTACAATCTTTCCACACGGATAGTAGTCACCATTGAAGCCGCGAGAAACATCATCCCCTACTGTAGGCGCTTCAAATACCTCAAACCGTGGAGAAACACTAGATGAATTATCGGCAGAAAGCCATACATTTCCAGTCATCGCAGTAATATAGACTGCTAGTTTTTCGGCTTCTTCCATTGAAGAGACATCTTGCCGTAGCGACATCCAGCCATTGACCTTGTCCCAAGTAGCATTCTTTGGGAACTCACTTGAAACTTCAACTGGAAGACCATTGACCATACGCACATACTTCATACAATATCTCCTTCCATAGATGCTATTATACACCAGTTTCTGCGGAAAAAGAAACAAAAAAGTGTGTCATTTTAGACACACTTTTTCTTAACCTGCCTTAGAAATTAAGCAGGAGTAAAGTTGCTGGTGTAAAGGGCTTCAGTTGTTACCTTTAGACCTTGGAGATAACCGTTGAAGTAATCTCCTGCGAGACCTGCATACGTATTCCAACCAACGCCCATTTCTTGATTGCCTACAGGGAAAAGGTTAGAGGTCGTTGTTCCTACAGATACACCGTCCTGGTACATCGTAATCGTTGAACCAGACTTAACGATTGCTATATGGTACCAGGTGTCAATTGACAGTGAAGGTCCTGTTATTCTGTTTGCGCCATTACCAGAGACAGTGGTTGAGTACAGTCTAAATGTGGATAGTCCTACATACACGTTCCACCTGTAGTTTGTCCCAGTTCCAAACTGGAAAATGTGTGGGGTGTTTGCAAGAGAGTTAAAGCGTACCCAGCACTCTACTGTAAAATCACCACTATACAGGTCTAAGAACCTAGACGATGGAACAGTTAGGTAATCTCCATTTCCGTCAAATGCAACCGTTGTATTTCCACCACGGGTTTGAACGTTGCTTACCCGTGCATCTCCAAAGGCGGCAATGTTGTTCTTTGTCGTGGAGTCAAACAGACCAGCGTGTCTAAAGTCAAGCGCCAAACTTGTTGCTGGAGTTATATCAAGAGGTGCTGATGCAGGTCTGAAGTTTCCTTCGTATAGACCAGCGCCACGAATAACTCTAACTGAAGATATGCGACCAGAAGAAGGGCTTGCTACTGCAACCCCAGCACCTAGTGTCACTGATGTAGCCGACGTGCTAAGTGCCGCACTGCTAACAATAGTTGTGGCTAAAACACCATTTAAGAACAACCTAATAGAACCACGAACCCGACAGGCTGTTACGTGATGCCAAACATTTGCTCTTGGTGTGGAAGTTATTACTGTGTTATTTGAGATATCCCAGGATGTACCGTTTGATGAGGAATAAAATGCAAGTCCGCCCGTACTATTAACATAAAATAGCCATCCAGGATAGTTCGTGCCATTCCACCCGCATCCCATAACTGCGGTTGAGTTGGTAATTGTTGCAGGTCCAGGTCTCCACCAGAATTCAATGGTGAAGTCCTCACTTGAGGTAGGAACAAATGCTGTAGAGCCAGTGATTGCAAGGCTATCACCAGTTCCATCAAAATATGCATTTCCAGCAGACATCATATTTGAATAATTTGACGCTGTGGTGCTTGACGAGGTCTTTGTGAATGGCGTATTAGGGCGAACACGAGCAGAGTTGAAGAGCCTGATGTAGTGGTTGTTGCGGCTCTCATCAATAACATTTGAAGAACGAGCAGTTAGCAGACTGAGGTTCTTTGAGTATTGGCTAGCCTGTAGCGGTGAGGAACTTGGAGTAAATGCACCGGTATATGCAACCACTCCTTTTAGAATTCTTATATTTGAAACATGGCCCTTATAATAAGCAGCACCTGTAGCACCAATTGTTCCACCAGAGTTGTAGTAGTTGCCTACAGTGGT